CAGGACGTGGCGCGGTTGGTCATGCGCCGCTTCATTACCGAGCCATTGGCAGAAGTTATGGCAGGTGGCCTGCGCAGCATTCTGGGCATTCAGGCGCACGCTGGCGGTATCGTCGGCCGGATCGCGGCGCGACGGACCGTGCCAGCATTGGCGTTTGCCGCTGCGCCCCGCTTGCACGGTGGGCTGGCAGCGGACGAATTCCCAGCGATTCTGCAACGCGGCGAGACGGTCCTGCCACGTGGTGCAGCGGGCGGCAATATTGTCATCAATATTCACAATCAAACCGGCATGCCGATGCAGGCAACGCAGCCGGATGTCACGTTCGATGGTGAGCGGTGGATCGTCGGCTTGATTCTGAAAAATTATTACAAGGGCGGTGAACTGTTCAATCTCATCGGGGCTAATCGACGGTGACGGCGACATTCCCACAACTTTCACGCAAGCCAAGTGCGCAGAATTTCGGCGAGACGGCGGCGCATGACCCGACGATTCGCACGGACTTCGGATCGGGCGCTCGGTTGAGCCGCGCGGAATTTACGCGGGTATCGAAACAATGGTCCGTCACCTATCGATGCCTGACTGCTACGGACAAGGTATTGCTCGAGGCGCTGCAAGCGGAGGTTAAGGTTGGCGCCGATAGCTTCTATTGGACGCACCCAACTGAACAGACGACCTATGAGGTACGATTGACGGCGCCGATTGTCTGGCGAATGGAACCCAAAAGGCCCGGAAGCTGGCAGGCAACGTTCACGTTGGAAGAACGGATCGCATGAAAGACCTACCCGCAGCACTGCTAATTGAAAAAAATAAGCTCGCAACGCCCAGCGCATGGCTACTATTGCTGGAACTGCTCTTGAACGATTCGGCAGGTACAGTCCGGCGGTTTGCCCGCAATACGGAAGATGTGACCTGGCTGACGGATTACTATTACGATACCGGCTGCGTCCGACACTTCAAGCTGAACGACAATGCCGCCAATACGACGGTCATCGACAGCGCCAAGGGACAAAACGGTACCGCTACGCGCAACACATCACTACTGTCTGCAACGGGCAAGATAAACAATTGCTTCGATTTTGATGCGGCACAGAATGATACAGTGAATTGCGGTAGCGACTCGGACATCGATTTCGATGGCAAGGATTTTACGATCTGTGGATGGTTCAAACCTACGCTGACCGCCAAATACAGATTCGTGTGGAATAAGCAGCGGACGCATCTGTACTTGGCTAAGACGGACCAAGCATTCGTGTTTAGTGTTTACGATGGTGCTTATAAAACGCTGACGATAAGCAAAGCCGTAGAGAACAAGTGGTACTTTGCCGTTCAGCGGCACAAGGGTACGGAACACAAAGCATGGCTTTACGATGAAAACGGTCTGATTGCATCGCCGTCACGTAACGATATTGGCACCACGACCGGCGACAACGATATAGATTTCATTATCGGCAGGTGCGGCTTCTGGTCACAGGACAATGATGAATTTGACGGACTCATCGACAATGTTATGGTCTTCGACCGGGCGCTGACAGCAGATGAAATCGCGATGCTTTGGTCTATGGGCAACGGTACCGAACGGGTACCGATTGTCTATCCTGGCTGGAATTTCACACTGGATCAAGCGAGTGACCAGGCCAAAGGCGAGCTGCCCACCTGGCAGCTCCGCGTGGCGAATGTCACGCGCATACTGGAACCGTATCTCGAACAACTCAAAGGGGCCGTTGGCTCGACCGTCATCTTAACGGTAGTCAATAGTGCGCATCTGACGGAGGATTACGCGGAGCTGCAAAAAACGTTCGATGTGATGGCATCGCAAAGCGACGCACAATGGGTATCGCTGACGTTAGGAGCGCCGAATTTGTTACGCCAACGCTTTCCGCTGCGCCGGTATCGGGCGCTGCATTGCTGGAATCGGTTTGAGACAGCGGAATGCAGCTACACGCGCGAGACCGTCGCAGATGTCACCCTAAGCGGCACTGACCCGGTTAGTATTGAGGTCACTGAGCATCCGTTTGCCACGGGTGATAGTATCCGCTTGGCCAACATTGCGGGGATCACGCCGTCTCTGGACGGCAGCTACACGATTACCAAGACGGACGCGGATAATTTCACACTCGACGACACGGACAGCAGCGATTACAGCGGCACGTATACCAGTGGTGGCACGGCGGGTTATACCACGTGCAATCGAACGCTGGCCAATTGTCGGCAGCGCCAAAATTCGGTCCACTTCGGTGGCTGTCCGGGCCTGCGACGTGGTGGATTAAAGATCGCATGAGCGAATTGCATTACGACGACCTGATTGGCAAACCGTTTGCCGAAGATGGGAATGGGCCGGATAGCTACAACTGCTGGAATCTGTGCCGAGAGGTCTGTCGGCGCGCGGGTTTGAATTTGCCAGCGCGCAGCTACATCTACGATGAGCAGGCCCGTGACGCGGCGATCCAGGCAGGTAAAGCTGAGTTCGTACAATTGACTCATGCCGAACCGTTCTGCATCGTCGTCTTTCAGCGGCGCCGCTGGGCGCATCATCTTGGTGTCATCTTGGCCAATTGCACAGAGTTTATGCACGTCACCCGCACACGTCCAGTTACGGTCGAGCGGTTGGATAAGCACGCGCGCAAGATTGAAGGATTCTACCGATATGCCGGAGCAGATAAAACTTTTGCAGGTCCGCAATCCGTTCCGCCGGGACGAGCGGCAAATCACCTTGCTGGATTACAACAGGCAGACGATTGCCGAACTCTGCGCGGCCGTCGTACCCAAGAATGTCGACGTGGTCGTGCACCTGAACGGCATGCCGGTCGAAAAACAATTCTGGCAAACGTGCTGGCCGCGTCCGGGTGATGAACTGGTCATCATGCCCGTGCTGGGTGACGATGAAATCTGGGGCGCCGTTGCCATGATCGCCGTCGTCGTGGCGTCCGCATGGTTGGGCCCGCAAGTCTCGGCCGCATTAGTTCCAGGCGCAACTACAGGAAGCCTGCTGGCGACCGTAGTCACTGCTTCGATGGTACTGGCTGGTGGGATGCTGATGCAGGCAATCTTGCCACCGCCGCAACAGAAGAGTCCGGACTTCGACAGCAATACATCGCAGGCGTTCGGCTGGAATCCAGCCACACTGCAGGAAGAAAATATCGTTCAGCCGCGCTTCTACGGCAAGAACCAGCTCTATGGCAATGTGATTGCCGTACATACCGAGCCGGACGATGATGATGCTACCAAGCAGATTCTCAAGACACTACTGGCATTAGGTGCGGGTCCAGTTGAAGGCATCATTGCCGACAGCATTCGGATCAACGACCAGCCGGCAGCGAATTTTACCGATGTCACGACGGACGAAAAAAAAGGCACGCTGAATCAAACGCACGTCAGCTTCTTTGATAAAACGAAGGTCGAATACCATCCGAACATTCTGGTCACCAATACCGGCGGCGCCAAAGTCTACACGACACCGGACAATGATTTCGATGACCTGGAAATCGAATTGCTCTTTCCGCGGGGGATATGGTGCTCTTATCAGGGTTTTCTCTTGCTGACGCCCATCCAATTCAAGGTCGAAATCAGTGAGCATGATGTAGGCTCATGGTCTACGTTAGTCGCATGTACATGCGCGTGGGCGACGACCTCACCGATTCGCAAGAATTTCAAGGCAAGTGAGGAGTATATTGGAGGCGACCCGGTCACAATTGAGAACGGCAAACGTTACGACATCCGCGTGACCAAGGTGACGATTGATGACCCGTCACCGCTGATTAGTCAAGAAATGCACTTAGGTAGCGTGCGCGAGGTCTTCAACGACCAATTTGCTTATCCGGGCCTGGCAATCTTAGGGATTTCGGCCTTGGCTACCGAGCAATTGTACGGCAGTCTGCAAGTAAGCTGCATCCAGCAAGGCCGGATCGTCAATGTCTACAATGGCTCGACCTGGTCATTAGAGTACAGCACCAACCCGGCCTGGGTTCTGTGGGACATTCTCACGCAGCCGGTCATCTCTGGTGACGGTGGCGGCACGGCGTACGCAATCGAGCGCTACGAGTGCATGGACCCGTCGCGCTTGGATTTAGTGAAATTCTACGAGCTCGCGCAATATTGCGACCAAAGCGTCGACGACGGTGAGGGCAGCACGGAAAAGCGCGTCACGTTCAACGGCGGATTCGACACCGGCACCAGTGTATGGGAAGCGGCGCTGAAGGTATGCGAGATCGCACGCTGTACGCTTGTCTGGGATGGTATCAAGCTGACGCTGGCAATCGATAAGGCAGCGGACCCAGTCCAGATGTTCTGTGTCGGCAATATCGCTGCGGGCAACTTCTGCCGAACATACTTGCCGCAAAGCGAACGAGCGAGCGAGATCGAAGTGCATTACCGCGATGAACTATTGGATTTTCAGCGGACGGCATTCACGATTTTCGATGATGAGATCAATAATCCCAACAGCAAGCTCACGCTCGAGCTGTTCGGCATCATCAAGCAAAGCGAAGCCTGGCGGGCCGGTCAGCTCCGCTTGGCAGAGAATCGGCTCCTAACTGACATCGTGGAATTCGGCGCCGATATTGACGCGATTGCATCGACCGTCGGCGATGTCATCTATCTGCAGCACGATGTGCCCGATTGGCAGTGTGGCGGCCGGGTAGTCAGCGCATCAAGTAACAGTATCACCATCGATAAGCCCGTCACGCCAAGCGGTGATACGGACAAGGTAATGGTCCGCGTATACGACCCCGGTACCAAACAGGAAGCAATCGAAGATCATACTGTCAGCACAGTCAGCGACGACGGCTTGACGATTACGATTACCGACACCTGGACGATCCAACCATCACGAGCGGATGTGTTCATCTTCGGCCCGACGGCAACGTACAAGCGCAAGTATCGTCTGACGAATATTCGCAAGACCGTTCAGCAGCGCTATACGCTGACTGCCAGCGAGTACAACGCGGCCAAGTATGACGGCGACAGCGGTACGCCGCCCATACCAATTCCGGGTCATCAAAGCCCGAAAGCCGCGGAGCGAGTCGTTGTGCATCCGCGCAGCCCGCAGGAACTTTGGAACGAGTACCCAAAATCCACAACCGTCGAACCGCCTGTACTGTCGGTGCCGATCCTTGCTGGCATTGACTGGTTAGAGAAACCAAACGACAAGATTGGCTGGACGGCTGGCGTCGTAACCTACAAGGGTCAGAATCATGAGATTACGGCCGAAGCAACTGGCCTGGCGGCAAAGTACATCTATTGGAACCAGGATAAGACAGAGACATTCTTGGGAACGAATACGCTCAGCGAGGCAATGGGTCCCAACAAGTGGATCGTCTGCGTGAATGAAGGCGGCACAGCGCATCCTATCGGTAGCGGCAAGCCATATTGGGGTGAGATGATCACCGTTGAAACATTGGCAGCGATCACCGCGCAGTTGGGCAACGTTTTCAGTGGCTCGGTCACCGGTGCCACCATAACCGGCGGTTTAATCCGCACGGCGGAAAGCGGACGCGCCGTCATCATCGATGCCAACGGGATCAAATTTGTCTCCGACGATGTCATGACGGGTAAGTATGGCCAATTCAAATATGGCCAAGCGAAGTATGGTACCGGCTATCTGGCGCGGTTTTGTAATACCGATGCTGCCGGCCTGCCGTTTGAAGTGCAGCAGGAACAAACCGTTGGGGATATGCGACTTTACAACCGTTCGAGTGTGCCGAGCGGCGCGGCAAAGGTAGGCGACTTTTGCGTCGTCAACGGCGTGCTGAAAGAATGTTACAACGCGGGCACGCCCGGCAGTTGGCGGTCGGTGAACCGACTGACGGTGGAGGAAATCGACGGCACACCCAGCGTCGATGATGTAATCAAGATCAAGGTCGCTAACGGCGACTTGACCGACGACGGCGGCGGCGTAATCACGATTGCGACGTAAGGTGCGACAATGCGGGCCGAAATTGAAATACCGGAAGACACAGACGAATTCCAGTTGTTAGAAGAAATCGTGGCCAAGCTCAATGCAGAAGGCCAGCCGATGACGACAGAGCAATTTGTCAATAACATTGTTTTAAGCTGGCTGCGCGGGCGAATCAAAGAAGAGTACATCAATTACGTCACCCGCCAGGACATTGCGACGCTTCGAGCGAAGCTCGGCGGCCGTCAGCAGGTCAAAACGCACGGCAAGTCATAGGTAAGGGTGTGATTCATGGCGACAAATTTTCCGACCAGTCTGGATAGCTACTCAACGAAAACAGACAATGTTGACGACGTGATGGCTGGACATCCCAACGATTTGCAGGACGCCGTTGAGGCGTTAGAAGCAAAGGTTGGTGTCGATGGCAGTGCAGTCACTACCTCGCATGATTACAAGCTCGCCCATATCGGTGGACTCTTTGGCGCGCCCGAGGCCAGAAGCAACAATACCGTCTATCAGGCAGGAAGTGACAGCTTTGTGGTTGCGCTAAACAATAACGGCGCGCTGATGAAGGTATATGCCGGTACGGACAATCCGCCAACAACCGAGCTCGGTATCGCGTACGGTGGCTATAACACACTGTCTATCCCGATCAGAAAGGGTGAGTATTACAAGACGACCGGCGCAACCAGCGTATGGTGGCGCTCGTGGGGTTCCTAATCGCATGACGAATACGAACGGTCAAAAACTGTTGTGCTGGTTCCAGAAACTGCCCAAGATTGTCCACACGATTATCTTGGTTGCGACACTGCTCGTGTCGCTGACGCTGGCGTTTGCTACGGTCAACAGCCGGGCCCAAGACAATACTAAGGCCAGTCAAGCCAACAGCCAGCGAATCGACGCCCTCGAGCGCACAACGGCATCGCTTGATAAAAGTATGGTGGCAATCCAGAAAGACATCGAGTACATTAAAGCTGGGATTGACGAGCTGAAGGTGGAACTAAGGCATGGCCGATAAGTCAACAACAGCAGGCACGCAGATGAAACAGTTGCGCAGTATCTACAATCGTCTGGGACAATTGGACGCGGAATTTACGCCGTTGAAAGAGCAAATCATCGCCGCAAAAGAGCAAATCGTCGGCGCAAGCGCATCGATAGGTGAGCTCGCGGCCGTTGCTCAAGCGGCACAAGTAGCAATCGCACAATTCAAGAACGCATTATTCCGGGCGTATCGCCAAGCGAATGGTATATGCGATACAGCCCCAGCAAGTGACTCCGCTCGCCAAAACGACCAGGAGTCGGAAAGGAGCAAAGCATGAAGTCGAAAATTTTGTTGCTCAGTGTCTGTGTCCTGTTGCCGGTCCTGCCGATGGCATGTGAGCCGGAAGACGTCAGCGAATTCCACGAATATATGAGTGACCCGAACAGTGACGTCCAGGTTGCCGCCGAACAGATTGGCGAAGCGATCAAGCCGCTGCAGGTATTGGTGCAGACGACAAGCGGCTTTCCGTATGCTAAGACTATACTGGCCGGGCTGGCCGTTGTGCAATTAGCTATTGGCCTGATCCTGAGTTGGCGCAAGAAGGCTGTCGCTACACAATTGGCCGAGGTCATCAAGGGCGGCGAGATATTCAAAAAGACGGCCGATGACAAAGCGGTCAAGCAGTTCCAGACGGCTCAGGATGAAGCGCAGACGGTCCAAACCACAATCGCTATCAACAAGCTACGCGAAAAAATCAGTTAGCTACTACATGTAGTGATTCCTCCTTCCAAGGCAAGCCGGATGGTCCAGATTGCCCGTCCGGTTTTTTTGTGCGCGGCCTTCGCCAAAGCGCCGCGTATAGTCACCAGCTCAATCAAACACACCTGCAACGCGCGCGAAACGGTTTGGAAACGCTTTTGAAACGGTTTGGAAACGCTTTTGAAACGCTTTGGAAACGCGCAAATAACACGTCAGCAAACTCCGGACAACGCACAAGTTACGCGAAAAATAATCCAACTGCAACGCGCGCGAAACGCTTTTGAAACGCTTTTGAAACGCTTTTGAAACGCTTTGGAAACGCTTTGGAAACGCTTTGGAAACGCTTTGGAAACGCTTTGGAAACGCGCGCGAAACGCCGGACAAAGTCGTTACAACCAACCAATACAAGGATAGATTAGCGCACTATAGTTACAACCAACCAAGATACCTGTCGATAGTGGTAATATACTACGCGCGTACGCGCGAGGACACCCCATCCGCAAAGTCCACGACACGCCGATCACCCAACTCCCCATCGCCCAACATCAACCGGACAGAACCAAAACCACAATCCCTGTCGACCAACTCCACCAAAAAATCGCTTACCTACTATATATTGTGATTCCTCCTTCCAAGCCAACCCAAATGCCCCGTTTCGCACGTCTGCTTTTCCTCTCCACAGTCGAAAAAAATTTTTCAACCGCAACTCTTTGAACCGTCCGAGTTTGTGCAGAATACAGGTAAAAATCCGCCGGATCCCGCGATTTTTCCCTTGCATCAAGCCAAGTTAGTGGATACAATACGCCTGATAAATCTTGAAGGTAGGAATCAATGCCAAACAAGGTTTTACAATCCGCGAATAAGACCCAGTACGGTACCTCATCCGCCCTATACGCGCAAGGCTGTGGTACGAATCCTACCTTCAAGATTTTATCCGTGCTGGGTCTTCTTATCTTTGCGGGTTGTCCAGGGTCACCAGTCGCTACATCGATGATGTCACCTGAACAACTCCAAAGCGTACCCGCTGATCAACTCCGGTGGGCCTATTTCAATAATCGGTCAGATAAGCTAACAAACGAGGTGCGCCGCAGAGCTGAAAGCCGATGTGACAGCGCCTGCTCTATTTACGAATTCCATGATATATTAGCTGATTACGGTTATATTTCCGACGTTGAGACGGCAATCAATCGATCGCGTCGCAAATGGTTCGTTGATAAGAATCCTGAATTGCCTCTTGAGGTCAAGGAAGCCATTTTACAGGGCAGAATTACCTTCGGTATGGATAAGATCCAGGTCGTCGCAAGTTGGGGGAAACCCAACGATGTTAACAAGACAGTGACACCTTATTCGACTCATGAACAATGGGTTTATAGTGATTACTCATACATTTTAAGATGCTTTGAGCCATACGCCTACGTCTATTTTGAAAACGGAATACTAACATCATGGCAAGATTAGAATCAGATCCAATCCAGAACATCGGTCGCGCCTGCAAGGTCGTCGGGCAGCCAGTGGATGTAAATTTGTTCCGTCGTCCGGATCGATGCGTGACCGAGAATTTTGGAAACCTTTGCAATCGGCACACCCCGGCGCAGCAGTTCGGTAGCGAAGTAATGACGAATCGCGTGCGGGCCGAATCGGTTAATCTCCGCACGTTTGGCCAGACGCTTGCACAGCTTGTACAGTGCATCCCTGGCATGATAGCTCTTTACAAAGTCCATAGTGGTAGAATGGGAGCGCTCATACTTGCGTAGGCAAGTCTGCGACGTCTGATTCAACGGGATTAGGCGGTGTTTGCGGCCTTTGCCGGTGATACTCAACGAACGCAGATCATCCGCTACGTTCGCCCATGTTAGCGACCGGAATTCGGATGCACGCAGGCCGGTATGACCAAGCAATGTGATTGCATCGGATTCGAGACCTCGGCAAATTCGCAGGACGCTGGCATACTCCGTTGGCGTCAACACGCGCTGCCTCGGCGGCTTTTCTGGAAGCATTTTGATTTTTGCAGCAGGGTTGGGTACCTCATATCGTTCTGCCGACCATCGACAAAAACTCTTGATCGCGGTCAAGTGAGCATTCGCCATACGGCCGGGATTACGGCTGTTGGCCGTTAGCAACTTAGTCAGGTAGCGTTCGATGTGTTCGACAGTGAGGTCAGCCATATCTAGCGGCGCATAAGGCTTGAACCGGTCGATGACCATCGCATAGTGGCTGTATGTACGTGGCGTGCGCCGGGGCTGGCTGTAACGCAGCCAAGCGCTGATAGATTGATGGGTGGGAATCCGTCCCCGCGCCGTATATACGCTGGGGAACATAACCTCACCAATGATAAGGCGTCTGGCGTGGCTGCAATGTTGATCCAGAAATGTTTTTTTCACGTGCCAGGAGGGCGCCAGCTTGGGAAGCTGGCGCTCTACCGCTGAGCTACGCCCACGACGACACATACATCATTGACGTTATCACAATTATAGATTTTCCGCACCGCCAACGCAAGGAAAAAATCACTGTGCTCGCCTTCTGAAATTCGCACACTGTGGGGCACTGCTGCAAAAGTGCGCGGGCACAGTGATAAATTTTTACCTCCCTTCTACGAACGCCTGCCGACGGCTGGGTGCTCTTTCTTCCGTTGACCAATCTGCAACGTTATCCGACTTTCTGCTTTCAAGAGCTCGCCACTTGTATCTCATCTTGGCTTCGCCCGTCGGCAGGTCTTTTACCGTAATCACAAAACGTTTTTCGAAAGGGGACTGATAATGGCCAATAATTCATTCCTGATCAACCGCAAGCACGTGCGGCATTATGCACGGTTGCGAGTACAAGAGTTGCGGCCCGAATGGGGCGCCGACCGTGTCAGTCGGCAATTTCTGGATGATTTGAACACGCTACTTCGCTTGATGATTGACAAGTCGATCCGGAAGCACCCGACAATCGGCCGCACGGTCACAGCGCTTTACCGGTAAGCACGGAGGCAACGTATGCGCAAGGGATTGCAGCAAGGGCGCCAGGCCGACTGGGTAATCGTCGGCCTGGCGGCGATAGTCGCTATTATTTGGGTGTGTATATTTGGTGGTGTTGTGCTATGGATAAGGAGTTGTCAATGGTGTCACTGACCCGGCAAGCGGCGCGAGCTGTCCTTTTGCTCATTGGACGGCTGGTCTATGTACTCATACTAACTGTCGTATCGCTCGTCGCGCGGCTACTACTATTGTTCGCTTGGTTGCTGCACGGCTTAATCTGGGTATTGCTAACGCTTGTCTGCCCGAAGATGGGCTTAGAGGAACTACAAAATGGGCGTGATCTACCGGCCAAAAAATAAGGCGTTGGAATACAGCTTGTTGGCGCTGAATCACTACGTCGGCTGTGGCCACAAGTGTGCATACTGCTACCTGCAGTGGCTGGGACACAATGTCGCTGTCACACCGTACATCAAGCCCAATATAGTTCAGCGCGTCCGCCGGGAAGCCGCCAAGCTCCACGGCACGGACGAGCGGGTGCTACTGAGTTTTGCATGTGACCCATATCAGCCGCTGGATACGGAGCTGCGCCTGACCCGGCGCGTCCTGGAGATACTACGTGACAATTGCGTACCGTTCCAGGTACTCACGAAAGGTGGTATCCGCGCAGCCGATGATTTGGATGTTTACGGACCGCATGATGCATTCGCGGTGACATTGACGTTTTTGGATGAACGCTGGCGCGAGTGGGAACAACGCGCAGCGCCGCCAAGCGAGCGGGTGATGGCATTGCTGGCGGCGCACAACAGCGGTATCGAAACATGGGTCAGCCTCGAGCCGGTGCTCAATCCGGACGAATCGCTGCGGATCATTCACGAGACGCACGAGTTCGTCACACTGTACAAGGTCGGCAAGCTCAATCATCTAACCAGCTCAACAGACTGGCGGGCGTTCGCAATCGAGGCAATCCAGTTATGTGAATCGCTGAACGTTCGCTATTGGGTTAAAGCGGAACTCGCCCGCTATGTCGAGGATGTGCCGTTCGTCAATACGGATAACCGCCGGGCGGACTGGCAAGTTAAGGCGAAATCATGACGGCAATCGAAGAACGAATACGGGCGTATGTTTGGTGCGGCGCCTGCGGGCGCGAGCTACGCGACACTGGGCATCTAAACTTCTGCGTGCTATACAAGGTGGCAACATGGTCGCGTCCGGTTTGCGGCAACCTCATAGCACCACTGCTACCAAGCCAGGCGTTAGCGATTGTGTGTGACACCTGTATCACCAAGCGGGCGCCAGCAAAGTGGGCCATTGAATCACTCTCTGACTGGCGGGCAGTGCGCTATCACCCTGTCGAAGAGCTGGACGATATGCCGCTACGGTACCCACAACCGATCGTGAACATCTACGGCGAGCTGGTCTGTCCGAAATGTCACCGCTTGTTGCGAGCTGGTACCAAGGCGGAATTAAGCGCTGGCCTGCTCGTCTGCGAACGATGTCAGTCTGCCTTGCAGTTAAGCGTTCAGCGTGCGGCGCTGGCGAACGAGATACGCAGTAATTACGAAACGTTATCCGGCAAGGAGTGAGAAAATGAATCAATCCGGGACCGTGCAAGCACCTCAAGGGTCAAATCTCAACGTATTCCGCGTCCAAGGTGCTGTCTCCCGCAACTATCGCACGGTCCCACTTTGTTGATTGATGAAGGTTAAGACGATGAACACAGATATTGTCGAGACGTGCGAGCCGCTACTGACGTATGTGGAATTGGTCTGGCTATTATCAATCGTCGGCACCGGTCTGGTCGTCGTAGTAATCGCGCTCGTGCGCTCCAAACCTGGCGTTGATGCGACGGTGACCTACGTGCTGGTCATCTTCGCATCATTGTTTTTAGGCCCGCTAGTCTTCGCAGCGGCGCTCAGTTACTTGATTTGGTACATGTATTGGGGCAGAAAACGGAAACGATAGGATGAAGGAATGTTGGGGCACGGATGAAGGTAATTGACATTATTGAAGAGCTGCAAAAGCACAACCCGTCAGCAGAGGTCGAATTTATTTGGTTTCGACAGTTGCCGGAAAAGGGCTGTGACATAAGGAACGATATATTATTACGATTTGAGCCGGTCGCTGACGCACCGAGTTATTACGCGGACCTGCAGACCGGCGAAAAGCTAAAGGATGTTGTGATTGTCGCAATTGAAAGATTCGAACCGGTGGTAGCGAAGGATACGTAGGTGCAACGATGAATGAGAACCAATCCCAGATGACAACGTGGCCTCTCCATTGTACGGCATCCGGCTCGCTACCACCGCTGCGGATAAGCTGATGGCTCGCCAGCAATATGGTCAGCAACAGCATTACCTATCGAATGGCAACCATCGGCAATGAACCGGTTCGGCACAGGGATGCGCACGGATGCACCGGCTTCAACGGATTATTATAGCAGCCGAACGCCGAATAAGGCTGCTTCTTTCTCAAAATGTTGGCGTCAGGTTGACGGCCGGATTGTTGTTCTGGTCAGTCCCCTCTAACCCGGCCGTCAGCCAAATATGAAAGGATTCGAACATGGGGAAAAAGGATAGCTATCCACGTATCACCGCAACAGCCAAAATCAAAAAATGTGTCATCGACAAGTGTGCGGACATCCACTTTGAAGGCCTCGAGCTGGCGCCGGACCAATACGAAACGATAGCCCGCTGGAGGGCAAACGATGACGAGCTGCTCGTCAGCATCCAGCAAAAGCAAGGGACGTTACCGCTGAAAGATGACTAAACAAACAGGCAAGATAATCTTCGACCCGGATGCGTGGGACAAAGATACGGCCATGCTCAATTGCTGCGAAGTGGGCGTATGGATTCGCCTGGTCTGCGCCATGTGGTTGCACGATCGCAGTGGTCTAATCAGCGGCACGGCCGAGCAACTCGCCCGTGCCGCTCGTTGCACTGCCGTCGAGCTGACCGAAGCGCTGAGGACACTGCAGCGACAAAACGTGGCTGTCGTCACGGAACGCAACGGCATCCTGACCGTCTTGAGCCCGCGGATGCGCCGCGAAGCGGGCCAGCGCAAGTCCGCCCGCGCGAGGCTGGAACGGCACAAGGCGCAACGCCAAAAAAACGTGCCGGAAACGCCAAAAAAACGCGGCGAAAACGCGCGCGAAACGTCGGACAATGTCGTTACAACCAACCAATCCAAGGACCGTTTAGCGCACGTTAGTTCCAACCAACCAAAATGCCCTACCGGTAATGGTAGTATACTACGCGCACGCGCCCGAGAAGCGCCCGACCTCTCGCGATTCGCCGAGACGCTGCTACCTTGCGAGCCGTCTGTCGTCAGCCGACGCGACAAACTGCTGCGCTTCCTAAGCGAAAAGATGCGGCCCAATGCCACCGAGGCCAAAACACTCGCCCTGGCAGTCAGACACTTAGTCGAACGTATCCAGCTACGCGGTGAACCGGTCACGCTACTGGATGAGGCACTCGCCTGGGCCAAAGCCGCGGTGGTAGGCAAACAGCCACACGGCAACGTCCGCAATCCCAAGGCGCTGTTCGTTAAAAAAACAGGTTACACCGGCTTCAATGGCGAAGTGAAAAAACTGATGGAGTAACAAAAAGATGCAGAATTCCACTCAAGCCGTCGTTAGACTGAATGTATGGCGGATAAGGAATCGCAACACGTTGCCGACAAGCCGCCACATTCGGCGTTCGAATTTGCAACGCCCAAAGGCGGCTACGCGCTACAGTGTCTCGACTTTAGTACCGCGGGGGTATATTTTCACGTGCAACGGCCGGAGGTCCCGTCTGATCCAGACGCGCGCGTTCACATCAGTAGCAAAGAATTCGACCGCTTTCTGCTTTGGGCCGGACGAACATGCGGCCGCGGTGCGTTCGTTCTGCCAGATCAGACGCAGCGCGTCCTGGCGCGCATCCTTGCTACGGGCAAGGTCACCGCCCATTCCAAATCTATCCTCAGACAAGCGGTTAAAGCATTATGTAACCTTGACCGCGACCCAACTAAGCCGCAGCGGGCGCTGAACCGCTGAATCGGCGATTTTCCACAATTGAAAAATGGAGCTATTACCGTGGGCAAGCGAATCGCGCGAGTGTTTCCTCGGCGTACCAGCATGACACCAGCGGACGACGATGTCTACATCGGCCCGCCACCGTTTGGCTGCCAGCCGTATGACGATGTCAATATCTGTGTTACGTTTACATGGGATATTCCCCAAGCATTTCGACTAGCGCGCGCCTGGCAGATGTACGGCCGCGTGCGCGTTGGTGGCCCTGCTATGGGTACAACGCCTGGCGCGTTCGTGGTGGGGCGCTACCTGCGACGTGGTGTGACGATTACATCGCGCGGCTGCCCGTTTGAATGCCCCTGGTGTCTGGTGCCCAGCCGTGAGGGAACGCTACGCGAGCTGCGAATCCAAGTGGGCAATGTCGTGCAGGACAATAACTTCTTAGCCTGCAATCGCCAGCATCAAGAGAAGGTGTTTGGCATGCTGCAAATACAACACGCGATCCAGTTCAAGGGTGGTTTGCAGGCTTCACTCATCAATGACTGGCTGATTGAGAAGTTGCGGG